GTAGTCAATCAGATATGCGCTTAAACTAACTAATGCTGCATAGATTGGATTTAAGAAGTATGCAAGTCCTATCCACAAACCAGCGCATTTAGAACATATGAATGGTGTTTGTAACCATTGGGGTAGTTTCTCAATCAACACATACTTAATGGATTGTAGGGGTTCAAACCAATGCGTTAACAAGTTAGCTATCACAGCGAGTCCGATGATTTCTAAAATAATTGTTTCCATTTATCTTTTACATTTTTAATTATTTGTTCTTTAGCAGGCGTAACCACATCTGCTATGTATTTTCTATTAATTTTATATTCTCTACTGATTTGTGAATAAGATTTACCACCTAAAAGATGTTCCGAAGTAAGTGTCCTCGTATATACATTATATAAAGCCAACTCTTTACTGATTAAATCTTTGATTATTTCTATCGTATCAATTTGTTCTTCTGAACTGATAGGTGAGTTCCAATCAGTAATCTCACAAGTCTTATCCAAAAACTTTCTATACTTGTAATAATATGGAGATGTTGTTGATTTAAACTGAATATTGGCTGATGATACAAACCAATGCTGGACTTTACCTTTTAAGAGTAAGTCCATTTGATAATGTTTTGGCTTTTCTAATAAGCAAATGGTAAGGTCTTGTAAGAGGTCATCAAAGTTATTGTGGTGTTTACAAACCGCTCTTACCTTATCGCTTATCTCTTTCCAATTTTGTGTAATGTATTGTTCCATATCCATTTTAGTTCTCCTTGATAATAAATATGTGGTAATTCGGTAAAAAGTTCTTTATATACAACTTATATAATATAGTAAGAATTTTAGTTCTCCAACTCTAATTTTTGGTATCCCTGAAGACCCCATGATGCACCATGGGGTTTTCTTTTGCGCTATAATCCTCCAAAACTCCTTTTTTTGATGGGATTTGGATGATTATAAGGCAATAAAAAACCCCTCACTTGGAGGGGTTGTTATTTTATACCGAACCAAGTGGATATATGTCATTATAATAATTGTATAAATCAGTTCGTTGTTCTTCATTTAAAGCAACATTATTATAGAACCCCATAGCTCCAATTAACCACGGACCGCCAGTGGTGCTTCCCATTGTCAATAACCCACCCTCTCCTGTAGTACCTGTGCGGTTCTCGGAGCTATATCTTAATGCATTGTTAAAATAATATTCTTGTGAATGTGGTTGCGCACCAGGATAATTATGAGTACATACAACAAGAGTCCATTCTCCAGCTCCAAAAGACACTGGGGGGCTTCCTAAATAAGGCCTTCCAAGTGTTATTTCACCCGGCGATTCAAATATGCAAGTTCCACAAGTGGATGGTATACCAAAAATTGAGCCCCCCAAATCCGCAAAAAATCCACTCGGCATAGATGGTAATACGTTTGAGTTACTAGCGCGTGCAGCATACCCGCGAGTACCCGTACCAGGTATTTTAAGAAATTGAAAAGATTGATTAACTGCGTTACCATTAGCAGGTGTAGCTTCCTTAACTACAGCAAAAAAAGTTTTTTTCATTGATTGAACATTATAGTCAGGCATTGTAAAGTTGGTATTAACGGTGGTTCCATCAAAATTCCAATAACTTCCTGTAAGTGTTGAGTAATGTGCTAATGAACCAGAATTAGTTATAATACCATTTTGAACGTGCAAACTTCTATCAATAAAAGAGCTACCTTCATTTGCATCATAAAAAAAAGAAGCTAAATTTGATGTAGGTATTTTTACTTGTGAAAAAGAGGCTACTGATGTAAACATATCTTATTGCTTATGAAAAATTAACTAAACTTGATGCAAGTAATCTACTACCATCTGAAATCATAGTTACAATATCTACACCATTTGAAAGAGGTATTGGAGTTCCGCCCGGAAACTTGAAAGCACTTCCGTATGTGGTAACTAAAGAACCTGAATTGATAATCAATGTATAGGTAGTTCCACTTTTTAAGTTGGATGGGTTTGCAATGTGAGTTGCTCCGGTAAGAGTAATAACTGCAAAGTTACCATTATCAAAATCAAATGATGCTGTAGATGATGCGATTGAACCACTAAATACAGGTGAGAACATTTGACCACTTACTTCAAAGTTTCCAGCGGCAAATGATGATGATGTAGCAGTTGTAGCAAATGATGCTGATGTAGCAAATACAGCACTTACATTAGTAAGACCACTACCATCACCACTAAAACCACCTGAACCCGTGACTGAACCACTCAAAAAGATTGATGATACACCATCAAACTTAAATCTATTACCAATGTTGATAGAGTTGTTTCCTGTTGTGGTTACATTAGCACCAAGACCAATTGCATTTGTTCCGTTTACTGAAGTCAAAGAACCTATTGAAATTGAACCTTCACCAATACAATCACCTCTTCTACCAATGGCTACTGAATTAGCATTACTTGTATTGTGTGCTGTTCCAATAGCGATTGACTCATCACCACTAGCTTGAACAGCAATACCAATTGCTACTGTATTTGAGGAATATGTGGCTGCATCACCAATTGCCACAGAGTTTACACCATTCGCTTCTGCGGTATTACCAACCGCAGTTGTATTAGATGCTCCACCAACGGCTTCAAATCCAATAGCTACACAATTAGAGAAATTAGCAGTATTACCATTGTATCCAATAAGGACACAATTAGCACCACCCACATTTGATAACTCTGGACCAATTGATATACTTCTAACACCTGAAACTGTAGTACCACGACCAATAGCAATTGAATCAGTATTTGATGATGTTGCTGAAGTTCCAATAGCAATCGCTCCATTAGATGAAGCTCTAGCACCATTTCCAATTGCAATTGTATTATTAGCAGTAGCACTTGCTACATTAGTTGTTAGAGCTGATTGAAGTGATGTTGCGGTTGAACCAAGAATCAATCCAACATTCAATGCGTGAGAAGCGGTTGTAGCAAAGGATGCTGATGTTGAAGTTGTAGCAAAAGAAGCACTTGTAGCTATACTTGCTGTAAATGCGTTTTGTACATTATTTGTAGTAAGGTTAAATGTAGTATTATTACCTTTGGTAAATGTAGTTGTAGCATTACTTATAGATGCGGTAATAACAAATGAACCTGTATCAAGGGGGATTACATTTATAGCAAATGATGCTGTTGTAGCAAATGAAGCACTAATAGCAAAATTTGAATTTACTGCGTGAGATGCTGATGTGGGAACTAAAGATACAAGTGATTGTTGGAAGGTTGTTCCATCACCTTTTGTAAAGGTTAAATTAGGATTTGAGAAAGATGCGGTTACAAGTAAAGAACCCGTGTTGAACGCTCCGCTGATTTCAGTTTTTAATGCGTAAGAGGATGTAGCACTTGTAAGTGTTGCAATATTAGTTTTATTGGTTGCGATATCCGTTGCTAAAGAAGCTGAAGTAGATGTGAACGCACCACTAATAGCGGTCTTTAATGCGTATGAGGATGTAGCGCTTGTAAGTGAATTTACCTTTGAATCATTTGATGCAGTATACGCAGTGAAGGTTGCTTGGGTTACAAGACCAGCAGTATTACCAAACCCTGCAGCTGCTGCTGAACGAGAAACCTCCGTTGGGAAATTTATGATTGATGATGTTACAATTGGAGATAAACTACCCGTTCCATCAACAAGTAGTGAAGCAGATACTTGAGTTAATTGCTCATAGGTATCTTTTATTTGTTGTGTAGTAAGATTAAAATTAGCCATATGGGTTCCTTATTGTGGTAAATATTTGTATCGTGAATCAGTAACTTTGATACCAAGTTTTTTCATATCATCTAAATAACTACGCTTTGTTACAAAGGGTGAGTTAAACGCAGTTCGTTGGTCTGGAAAGATTTCCATACCTTGCTCGGTTCCAAATTCAGGAAACATATCTGAAGCATTATCAATCAAATATCCAACCAATCTTTCTGCATACCATTCAGCTTTATTTCTAACTGAATCTCTTTTCTTATCGTAGATTCTAATATCAGCAGGTTGGGCTTCTGCACCTCCTTGTGGGATAAGCAATCCGTTATTACGAGGTCTTAACCAAATGCCTTCAAGGGCTTCGTAGTAAGACCAATAAAGTAATGTATCTTGAATATAGCCTGTCATTAGGGTAAGATAGTTTCCACTCAATGTATTATTATTCACATCTTGAATCAATTTCTGATAAAGAGTATATCCAATGTATTGTTGGATATGAATATCTTGGGCTTCTCTAATTGCATTCTTTAACAAATCAGCATCAACTGATTGGTTTAAATCAGAAAACGCTTTTAGTTTGTTTTCGCTGATGAATAGGGTAGTTACCATTAGATTCCTCCTTGAGATTTTTCTTCTAAAATTAAATTTTCACCTGATTCTGCTTCTACTGATGTTACAACATCAACCTCTTGAGTACCATCTTCAAATAATCTTATTTGTTCTACACCAAGGACTGTATCAATACCATTTACTTTGAATAACATTTCAAAAGTTTTTAGGATGTCTGATTGCATGGGATAAATCACGGTGGTTAAGAAGTGTGCGTAAGCATCCAACAATTCTTGTCTACCACCAAGTTGACCTTCGGTTTTGATACCCAACAACATAGGTGAGGTAATTCTATGACCTGTTAGGATTTTTTGTGTTACCATATCGTTTATTGTTGTATAGTATCCATCAGCACCATTTTGTGGTATAGGAGTAATTATGGGGGCTTGGTCTGGCGATGCAACATCCATATACATCAATGAACCTGCGTTATCTGAACCTGCGTAAGCAGCCCTTAATTGTCTTTCAATTGATTCTCTTTCTTCTTCGTTTGCATCAGTAAATGTTGTGATGGCTAAAGAAGGAGCTAATCCGTTTTTAATGTTGTTTGTATGGAAATTATCCACTTCAGCATCTAACTGAATTGTTTTAAATGCACCCATGTAATCGGGTAGGGGGTAATACTCTAAACCAGCAGTATAGGGTTTGAAGTATAATAATTGAGATGGAGCCGTTCTATCTACCTTACTAAAGGTGGGTAAATAAGGAATATCTTTTTTGAATGGAACTACACCAACTCTTTTACCAAAGTATTTTGAAACATAATAGCCCGGCACATGACCTCTATGGTCTGATTTGTGTGCTCTGATGTAAGAGAAATCAACGTGGTAAATTTCTGCAATTTTAGTTCTATCGTTACTCCATATAATCTCTAATGCGAACCCACCAAAAATAACTCTATCAAGTGCTATCTTATTGAAAATATCATTCCAAGATTCACCATCTTTGTTTATTCTCTCTAAAAGAGATTCATCAATGCCTGTTAATCCTTGTCCAACAACGGCTTGGTGTTTAGCGTTTATAGCCGTACCATTTACTGAAGACCTTTGATACAGTTCAATGAGTTGTTGTGGGAACTTGTTGTTCTCTCCAAAATAAACAATATCACCCTTGTCATCTTCAAACACATACCCATCAGGGTAGTAGAATTCACCATACTTGGGTATGATACTAAATTTATGTCTTTTTAATTCTTCCATAATATTATCCGTTAAAAACTATATAAGCAGCATTTTCATTAGTAGAAGAAAATTCAGTTCTTGAAACGCTTTCTGAAACATATGCCTTTGTAGTCGCTTGATTGATAAATGTATCTATTGTTCCTACTGACCACACTACATTAGATGTTCCCCATACTTGAGTTGATGTTCCCCAAACTTGACTAATGCCTGATAAAATACTTTGAAAAGTAACATCATATGTCCCACCTTCAAGTGGTAGGTTTGTAGGAAGTGTTACTTGACCTTTTACCCAATTTCCTGATGATGTGGCTGCGAATATAAAAGATGATGAATCTTGGGTAAACCCATCAACAAATAAAGCCCTTATACTCTCTCCTGATGAAATTGAGGAAGAGGGTATAAAGGTGATGTTATTTGAGGAAGATGCGTATAAATAAATCATTTAGTATATCCAAAAAAAATAGTAGTTAGGGAGCTGCGAAACCACAACTCCCCACTACTATTATATAAAAATTAACCTACAGTGATTCCTGAAAGGACTGCAGTCAACGAAGTACCCGAAAGGGCGCTTGCTGGGTCTGGCTCTTGACCAACGAAGGTCAAAGTATATCCTTGTAAATCACCGAAAGCTGTTCCGGTTTGTGCTTGTCCACCACTTAATGAAAGTCCACGAGTTTGTCCAAGTAAGAAGAACACAGTACCACTCGCATTGTTGTTTGTTTCAACAATCATTATGATATCTGGGTTTCTAGCTAATGTTTTGACTTGGTTTCTTGTGGAAGATTGCAATTTGTGGAATGGTGCGTTGACGGTTTGTTCGTAAAAGACAGTTCCGTTTTCTACTGATGTGTTGATTGTCTCGGTGAAATCACCTGTTTGACGATTCAACTCAAATTTGTAGAAAGTTCCTGAACCACTAATAGTTGAAATCAAACCTTCAGTGCCACTTGTTGAACTAATACTGCCGGACAAAATGTAAATGTTTTTTAAACCACCGGTGTTATCACGGCAGCCCAGAGTAAACCCTGAAACAATATCGCATGTAGTACTCATTTTTGTCCTTTTTTATTTTTATTCAACAATTACGATCTGTTGTTACTAACCCAGAATTCAGGATAAGCTACCTGTACTCCAAGCTTTGTTACAACGCGGTGCTTCAATTGGTCACCATTGATATCGTACCAAAGTTGGAAGTTAGATACATCCGACAATAGGTCAACACCAACTACGATTTGCTTAGCAGGTCCCATAACCAAGCGGTCTGAACCGGCAAGACCGATTGTTCCAACAACAGTTAAGTTTTGAACGAATGGATATGTCATAGCCATTGTGTTTAAACGATTCTCAACTGAAGATGGGTCGTAGTAGAAGTTGTTTAAGGTACGAAGAGCAACAACATACTTACGGAAGTTTGCGATTGACATGAATACAGTTAAGTCTTCTCTATCTTGAACATCATTAGCAAGGTTCTCTAACATTGTATCAATCGTTGTAAGGATGTTAGCTGAAGTAACAGCAGAACCTGTGATTGAGTTAGGAATTACAACGCCAGTAGTGGCTGAAGAAAGGATTTGATTCAATCCGTTTGAACAAGCGCCTGAAGCGGTGTTAGCAGTCCAAATGAATGAGTCGTTGTTCTTTTGGAAACCACGAACGATTTGGTCAGCGTATTCAGTTACAAGAGTAAATGTCTCGTTGTATGAACCTTCAGGCTGAAGAACACCAAGGTACTTCTTGTCAAGGTTGCGTAAGCAAAGACCATCAAATGATGATAATTGGCAAACTTCAAGGTCACGCTGGGTGAAAGAAGCAGTACCGGCTGCAGATGTTACACATCCGTATCCGTCTACGATTTGCAAATCAACTTCAAACAAGTTGACTGGCTCTTTGTATTTAACGCCCTCTTTTACAGTGACG